GTTCATGAGTTCAACGCCGCACGCCTGCGCGACTAGGTGGTTCATGCTGACTTCCTCGCCGCAACACGCGCCGCGCGCTCAGCCACAGAAGCAGACGGGCCGCGCCACAGACGCACGCCCGCGACCGCCAGGCCGACCTCAAGCGCGATCTTGCCGAGCTGCATCCACCACGGCTCGCCCGTGTTGGTCAGGATGGCCTGACGCAGCGCCTCGGCCTGCTCCGTCGTGATGGCCTGGTTGGCCTCCAGTTGGTTGACCACGTCGGTGACGGCCTGCACTTGGCCGGCGTCGAGGATGCCGCAGCCCGCGAGCAGCAGGCAGGGCACGAGGATGTAGAGCGTTCTCATAGCTTGCTATCTTCTAGCGACTCGATGCAGACGACGCAGCCCTTGGGGATGCTGGTCACGCTGCCGGCCTCGGTCTCGTCGGCGAACAACGACGACACCATCGTCAGGAAATCATCGTTGTCGAGGATGACCCAGCCCACCGTGTGCACGGTGACCAGGTGCACCTCCTTGACTTCCTCAAGGGGGATCCAGCTCTGCTCAAACCCGGTGATGTCCTTCCAGGTCACATGCACAAGCGGGAAGTGGTGCTCGTTCATCGGTCGCGCTCCAGGTGTTTCAGCCACTGCGTGAGACGGTGATGGACGATGGCGGACCAGCCGCCGATGTCTTCCAACTCCTGCCGCAGTTCGTCGATCACCTCGGGCAGCGGTCGCGCCTCGAGCGACTTGTCCTCGTATTCCTCGGCACCTGCTTTGAGACGCCGACGCACGCGCGAAAAGTACTCGGAGTAGAACGGGCGCTTCTTCATCACGTGCGTTTCTCGCTTGGGCCGCTCAGGCTGAACTGCTGGTTGTGGTAGGCCCGGTCGAAGTAGGTTCTGACTCGTGGCACGATCTCGCGCACGGCTCCGTGCTCGTCCTGCCAGATGTCCAGCAGCCAGCCACCGATGACGTATTCCAGCCCTTTCTTGCGTCCGAAGGTGTCGAGGTCCTTTCCGCATGGAACGTTGAACCAGTGCACGCCGCGGGTAAACCCGTAGCCGCACTTGTGCCAGTGACCGAACAGCCAGATGGCAGGCTTCTCGCCAGACTGCGCGGCCTCGATGCGCTTCTGCGGCGCGTAGCTGTGCGCGTAGCTCGAGCCGCCGCCCGGGTGGTCGACCAACATCCGACACTTCTTGCCGTGCTGGTTGGTCAGCGTGACGAACGCCTCCTTGTAGCCAAGGTAGACGAGGTCCGTCCGGCCAAAGGTGCGCGCGCGGTCCTGTAGCAGCCGGCCGATGTCGACGCCCGTGTCCTGGCTATACCAGCCCTCGTGGTCGTCGCCGGCAACGTAGAACGTCGTGATGCCGTCGCGCTGCGGGTAGCACTCAAGGAACAGCTGGATCTGCGCCTCCATGCCGTGCGCGCGGTCGTCGAGCTCGTGCTTGTTGAACCGCCGCTCGCCCTCGATCCAGTTGCCGCAGTGGTAGACGCGCTCGATGCCCTCGTCGCTGAACCAGTCGTAGAGGTCGTCGATGACGTCCTGCCGGAAATGCTTTGAGCCGATGTGCGTGTCCGCGACGATGCCGCAGCGGTAGGGCTTCCGCGTGCTGCCCTTCCAGCGCCACTGATCCTCGGACGGCGGCGCGAGGTGCCGGTCGATGCGCAGGTGCCCGTCACGGTCGACGATGTTGGCACCGCTGCTGCGCAGCTCCTTGAGGATCGCGCGCACGCTGGTCAAGCTCAGCCGGAACCGCTCGGCTAGCTGCTGCTCGGTCAGCTCCGAGCGCAGAAGCTCGCGGCGCACCAGATGCTTGGTGTCGGCCTTCCGCTGCTCGATCTTGGCCTCGGCATACTTCTCGACCTTCTTGCGTATGCGTCGGTTTGTCATGTCACCTCGTGGTGTAGCGGCAGCAGTTGCGGACGTGGTTCATCCAGGTGTCGTAGCGCAGCCCATACTTGAACTCGGTCACGAGCACCTCGTCGTAGAACTGATGCATCGTGATCTCAGGCACCACGGCCTTGAGGTAGAGCGCCGTGGCCTCGACTACCTCGGGCCACTGCGTGCAGGTCGCGCAGCGCCGGTTGTTTCGCGGCTTCGCATGCGCCTTCCAAGCGCCCACGATGCCAGCTATGTCCTTGCGCTTTGCCATGGCGTCACGTCCTGGCCAACATCAGCGCAGTCATGGCTGGGATCAACCCCCCCATCAGGCCCCAGATGCCGCAGCGCACCTTCAGCGTGGCGATCTCCTTCTCGACATCTATCAGGCGTTCGTAGACACCGGACATGCCCTGCTTGTAGTTGTTCCGCTCGTGCCGGATTTCCTGCGTCAGGCGCTCGAGTTCACGTAACACGAGCTGCTTGTACTCGTGCCATCCGTTGGTGCTGTCGGTGCTCATGGGAGGGGATCATCAGGGAACCAGCCGAGAGCCTCGGCTTGCTCATGGGTTAGCACGGTCGCGTCAGACGGTAGCAGGTTGCCGAACGTCACGCTGTCGCTTGATGCGATGTAGTAGGTCAGTTGGCTACGCTCCTCCTCGCTCAGTTGGGGGAACAGCGACACCAGCGCGGTCACGTCTCGCTCCGGGTGCACTGGGATCTCTTGGTCGTGATCCCCGACCAGCGCCCACTGGCCTGCGTTGCTCGCGTTCTCGATCAACTCCAGCGCGTAGATGCTGGTCTGCCCCGGCGATTGCAGGTGACGCGGCAGGGTCAGGTTGAACAACTCGCGGCTGATCGCTTGGCCGCGTTGTTCGCTAGTTAGGCCGAGCCGAGGCACGACCGGCAGGTAGATCGTGTGGCTCATTAGTAGATCGAGTAGTAGGTGTTGATGTTGGACGTGATGCCGGTGCGGTTGGAGGACTGGTCCGACTCATACAAGATCGACTCTGTAACCTTGAACGGCCCACGGTCTCCACTCGAAAAACCTATACCTAAATCTGAGGTTGACCAATCGCTGTTGTTGTCCGACCCTGACAATACTGACGACCCATCTATGAAACTCTCTGCCGTAACGGTGTCAGCGATGTCACAGCGCAAGTATTGCTGATTGAGGTTGATGCCGGACGCTGCGGTTATGCTTGGCTGGCCGCCGGTTCGCTGGACAAACAAGTTGGGCTTCAGATTCGTATCTGGCGGCTGGATTTGGGAACGCAACCCATACGCCCAAGGCATCGCATAGTCTGTGCCTGCTTCCAAACTAAAGACCGACCACTGCGATCGCGATCGGCTACCTACCGTTGCCGCTCCCGACGCCGTCATGTGCTGCGTCGTCGGGAAATACAAGCAGGGTTTGCCGTTCTGGGTAATAACAGCCGACCCATTGTATATCTGAGGCTGATTGGTCGTCGTGGCCTGCGTTGCGTTGTTGCCGTTGCCGCTCTGGTCATACCATGTCGCTACGTAGCCGTTGGCGCTCCCGCAGTGAGAAGCAATTGCGGCAGTGTCCAGGTCGCCGTTGCTGTCGAACCCGATGTCGGTCTCGGTGTTGCCGCTTGCCTCGCGCACGCGCAAGGCGCTGCCCGTGTATGCCGTTCGCAGTTTGCGCACAGAATAAGCAGCCGATGCGTTCGGGTAATCATCAAGCAGCAGATCAATGGCGAACCGGTGCTCCATCTTGAGCGAAACCGGTAGCGTGCCTCGCGTGTTGGCCGTGCCGTCTGTGTCCGACAACCCCGCGAGCAGCGACGCCTTGGCGGTCGCGAACGCCGTATCGTCCGCTGGCTGCGTCGTGTAGGCCGTCCAGTCGCCAGACGTGTCAGGGTCCGCGTCAAACTTGTCGGAGTAGTAGAGTTTGCGTTCGATCACAGCACCCGCGGGCGTGCTAGTCGTGACCTCGTTCTCCGCGTAGCCGTCGCCGTCCGGTCGCGCCGTGTAGTAGATCTCCGTCGTCGTGCTCGCGCCGCTGCGCGCGGTCTCGGCCTCGGTGTCGTAGCGGCCGTGATACTTGACGCCGCCACCGCCGCCTGCCTCGACTGCCGTCTCCAGGTCTTGCAGCGCGCCCTTGATCGTCTCGTTGTCGGCGATCGTCGTGCCCGTGAAGGTGCCGAGGTCGCTGTCGCCCCGCGGCACTCCGGTCAGCGTGACCAGGTCGTTCGGGATGTCGTTCGTCCTGCCCGCGCCCATGACGATGACCGAACCCACCGTTGCGTGCCGGCGCGTCACCAGCGCCACTTTCTGCACGAGCTCCGTCGTGCCCGTGGGCCGCGTGTCGGTCAGACCGCCTGCCACGGTAGGGCTCACATACAGTGCGGTGCCGTCATCCCATGCAGGCGTGTCGGTGTCGAGACCAACCACCAGGCCACCAGCAACCACGAAGCCCTCGTCCCCGCTGGCGATGTCGTCTTGAATCAGCCCGATGGCTGGCATGGTCGTCGCGCTGTTTGCCTGCGCAGGGCTGACCTCGGGCTTGCCGCTGGCCGCGGTGCCGCTGACGTAGACAGGCGTGCCAGCATCCAACTGCGCCAGCGTCGCGTTCTTGACCTCAATGACGACTTCGGGATCGGAGTAGAACCGCATCCCGTTGTCGGCGTCTCGAGTAACCTTGACCTCGACGCCCTCGGTCTCGGTGCCGACGACGTTGAGGAAGTCCTTGAGCAGGGCGACCTTGTCGCGTGTCGTGAAGTCCGCCATCTAGATGTCGTTCTTGATCTCGCGGCTGCTGCCGTATTGCCCGATCTGCTGAATGCCGATCGTGTAGGTCTCGGTCGGCCCCGGCGTGTAGCCCGCGCTCGAGGCGCGCGTGTCGCCGAAGTCGAAGTAGCGGTCGCGCAGCGTCGCCGAGCCCGTGCGCCGGCTGTCCAGCGTGTAGGTGTCGAACACCGTATCGGGCGCGTCGCCGCGGTAGATCGTGAACTTGTAGGCCTCGAACGGCTCGTCGAGCGTGTGCGGCGGCTGCGTGCCCAGCGGCAGAACCGTGCGCTCCCAGTGCGTCGGGATGCCGGAGCCGTCCTCGACCTCGAACCGCGTGCCCGTCGTCGCGCTGTAGGTGCGCGTGATCTTGCGCACGGGCAACGGCAGGACGTTGCCGAAGACTGGCGAGCTGAACGGCGTCGCCGTGGTCGTCTCGAGCGCGCCGCCCGCTGGCACAACCTTGTAGTCCAGCGAGCTCGGCGTCGGCCCCACGAACTCCCGGAAGAACAGCCCGCCGATGCTCTGGTTGAGCATGACGATGTAGTAGCTGGTGTCGCGCGCCGCACCGCTAGTGCCGCGCAGGCCTCGCAGCCAACCGCCCAGCGTGTAGCTGCCGTCCACGTTGGCGCTGATCGTCGTCCAGGCTGCGATCTCCACGTCGGACGGGTCGCTGGTGTTGACCAGCGCGCACCAGTTCTGGCCGGCCTCGGCCTGCGCCTGCGTGCACGCGGCCAGCGCCTCGGTGCCCTCGTTCAGCCAGATCACGTCGACCGTCTGGCTGCGCAGGGTCACGGTCGTGGTGCCGTATTCCTCGCTTGGATCCTGCTGCGACAGCGTGCCGCCCAGCAGTCCCACCGCGGCCGAGCTGCCGACGACGCCCTGCGGCGCGTAGGTGCCGCTGTCCTTGCTCTCCCAGACGGTAGCAGACTGCAAGGTGCCGCTCAGGTCGGCGACCGCGAGCATGACGCCAGGCGTCGTGATGTGCGCGTTGTCGATGGCCGGCCCGTCGATGGCCACGGTCAGCAGGGTGGCGGTGACCGAGGTCTGCTGCGGCACCACGGTGCTCGAGCTCTGCACCGGGCTGCCAGCCACGGCCAGCGCAGTCAGCTCGGCCACGGCCGTGATGTTGACGAGGAAGTTGGCACCGATGTCGCGCTGGATGATGCGCGCCGTGTGGTCGATGCCCTCGTCGTCGGTCCAGGTGATCAGGTCGTTTTCGAGCAGGTGCAGGTAGGCCGCCGGCAGCGTCATGCGGTAGGTGCGCCGGTTGACCCAGGCTCGCCGCATCAGCGTCGTGGTCAGGTTGCGCGCCTCGCGGCGGGTCAGGACCATGCTGGACAGGTCCATCGTCTGCTCGTTGGTGTGGTCGATGCCCTCCGGGTTGCGCAGGCCGAAGTGCTCGTAGCCAATGCTGAATGCCGCGTCCGGGTCTTGGAAGCGCACGCCGATGCTCGTCGGCATGTCGGCCTCGGGCTTGTCCTCCATCTGCACCTTGTCGACGCCCGCGCCTTGGCCGTCGATGCTGGTGCCGAAGTCGGACAGCGCCGTGCCGTTCTCCAGCTGGACGCTGTCTGCCTGGTCAGCATCGAACAGGTGCACGACGCCGTTGCGGTCCTGGCCGAGCACCTGCCCAGCCACAAGCAGCGGCTGCACCTGCGACATGGTGGCCGTGACGCCGCGCACGAACGCGCCGCGGAACGGGCGCTGGCTGACCTCGCTGGCGTCGATCTGCGTGTTGAGCAGCTCGCCGCGCTGCAGCACGGCCTCGAGCGCCTGCGGCCAAGTCATGGCCTCGTCGATGCCGATGATCGCCTCAAGGTTGGTCGGCAGCTGATCGCCGAAGCCGCTGACGTAGCACTCCTCAAGGCCCTGCGTAGCCATGCCGCGATAGCTCGAGGTCTCGCCGCTGCCGTAGTCCGTCAGCAGGATGGCAGGCTGGCCCTGCGTCTGCCGGCCGTCGTTGAACTCGGCCTCGGGGTCGAAGTCCTGCGGGAACACGCCAGTGGTGAACTGCTGCTGCTCCACAAAGTCGACGACGATCTGCTTGCCGCTGACCGGGCTGATAGACGGGCTGCCGGTAATGCCTGACAGCGGCGCACCCGGGTCGATGTTCATCCGGTCACCCGTGAAGCTGACCACCTCGCCGGTAACCGTCGTGCCCGAGCCGCCTGCTGCGGCTAGGTCCAGGTTGCGCACGATGACCTGGTCGCCGACGTTGAACACCTGCCGCGGGTCGATGTGCGTGCCGTTCTCGATGCGCTGATACTGCTGGCCCAGAATGTTGGCCGTGAACGTGGTCTGCGTGCCGCCAATCGCGTCGTCGACGCGGCGTAAGCTGGCAGGGCTGAACGCTGTCCCGCCCGTGTAGGACAGGCTGGTGACGCTCTGACCGTCGATCGGCTGCACCGTGATCGTGCTGCCTGCCGTCGGCGTCGCGCCGCTGACCGAAACGACCTCGTAGTAGGTGTTGTTGAACGTCGTCGGCCCTGCGCTGCGCACAAAGTCGCGCGGTATGACGATGTCGCCAACCGCAAACGTGTCGCGGAAGTCCGGGTCAAACTCGTCGACGAGGCTGATCGCCACGTTGCTGCCGTCAACCGCGGCCGACAGGTTCTCGCTAGTGACGCCCAGCAGGTTGCGCTCGTTGAACAGGATCAGCTGGCCGTTGCCGATCAGTTGCAGCAGCTCCTCGGTTTCGCGGTCGTTGAGGTGCAGCAGCGCGTTGACGTAGACACGACGCAGCGTCGCGGTGGTGCCGCCCTTGGTTCCGCCAGCCGAGCTCTCGCGCGCCTTGCTGCTCTGATACATGACGTGCACTGGCACACGCATGCGGGCACCGATGGCAAACGTCCGCGGCGCACCCGGGCCCTGCTCGCTCGATGGCAGGCTTCCCAGGTTAGGGAACCGGGCCTGCTCAGCATCGCCGGCCAACATCGGGTAGATGATGGTCGTGTCGATGTAGGCCGCCGCTAGGCCAACCGCCCAGCCTACGTAGGGCACGGCCAGCAGAGATCCCTGTGCAGCCCCTGCGATTGCGGTCGACGCTGCTACGCTCGCCATGCGATCCCCCTAAAGTTCCAGCCCTGCACGGCCTGCCTACGCCACACGCCACGCATCACGCGGTTGCGCGGCGACCACGCATGCACGCAGAGCGTGCCGCGGTCTACGTCCTCGAGCGGCACCACGACATGGCGCGCGCCGCCCAGGAACGGCACCTGCCAGATGTGCGCCGTCGCCGTGTCCTCGGCCTTGTCGCAGAACTCAGACAGGCCCTTGAGCAGCTCGTCCTCGGTCGGTTGCGGGCTGTAGAGCGGAGTCTCGCCCAGCTCCAGGCCAGCGGCCACCGCCGCGGCGTAGGGCACGCCGACGCAGTCCAGACCTGACGCAGGGATGCGCCCGGCATGCCTGACCGTCGCGCCGACCAGGCGGCGAGCTGCGTCTGCGTAGTCCTGCCAGGGGATCATTCGATGACCGGCTCCCGGATGTTGCTAGCAGTCGGCTCGAGGTCGCTGCCGCCGAAGTTGGCCTGGTTGCTGAACTTGTCCTTGCAGGTGTCGAACAGGCCGTTGCAGCCAGGCTTGACGTCGGCCTCGTCGCCCGCGGCGATGACTTGCAGCGTCGGGATCAGCAGCCGGCATTCCCGCGTGCTGTAGGTGAACCCCACGATCGGGCTGACCTGCCCCACGTTGTCGCCACTGGTCCAGATGATCGACCCGTCGCGGTAGTAGTCGTCGACCTGCGCGGCAACCGGCGGCGCGAAGCTGCCCGTCGTAAAGCGCACCGTCATGTAGTCATCGGGCACGCTGTCGACCACGGCCGTCGTGATCGTCTCGGCGCTGATGTCCGCCTGGCAGAACGGGCCGGCGAGCTCGTATTGGCAGGTCTGCGAGAAGTAGCCGCCGAAGCGCCCGCCCGTCGGCCGGCGCAGCTTCTGCGTCACGCTCTCCATCGTGCCCACGAAGTTGGACCCGTCGAACACGATGCGCGTGATGATCCGTTTGTGACGGCTGTAGACGATGGCCGGCCGACACCAGTCGATCACGGTCAGGTAGACCGTCGCCCCGCGATACTTCTGCTGCTTCAGCTGCGGCAGCGTGATGGTCGTCCCGTCGATGACGCCGCGCACGTCCTGGTCACCAGCGCGCAGGCCGCCCTCGCGGCGATCCGCGCTCAGGCTGCCCAGCACGATCGGCAGATAGGTGCGGTTCTCGACGGTGACCTTGCGATCGTGGTCCGTGAACAGAAGCTCGCTGCCGTCGAGCGCGACGACGCGCAGGCAGTGTGCCAGGTGCTTGCCGCGGTTGTAGCGCAGCAGATCCTCGGCCATGCGTCCGGGTCGCGTCGTCATATCGTGCCCTCGCTCCCGTCGATGTTGCCGGCCACGACCTTGGTGAGCGTGGTCCCGCTGGCCACCTTGATCGCGAACCCGCCGGATCCGAAGCCTCCCGACGTGTCGCTGCTGTCGCCGCCGTCCGCGCCGGGGTCACCGCCACTGCCACCCGTGCCAGCCGGCGCGCCGTTGTTGACGCCGCCGCCGAGGCCGGGCTGGTTCAGGAAACCAGGCGTCGCGTTGCCGCCGTAGCCGAAGCCCTGGCCGGCAGGGATGGTGCCAGACGGCCCTCGAGGTCCGAACTTGTAGCCCGCGCCGCCGCCGCCGCCAGGGCCGCTGTAGATGCCGCTGCCGCCGCCTGCGCTGCCGCCACCGCCGCCACCTTGGATGCGGCCGTAGTTGTAGAGGATCGTCGTGGTGCGCACGTAGAGGCCGTCCCCGCCGTCCTCGGCCAGGGTGATCGTGCCGTAGGTCGGGCTGGCCGGCGTGCCACCCGTGATCGGCGCACCCGTGCCACCGCGACCGCCGCGACCTGCGATGTAGCCGTTGTCCAGCACCGTCAGGATGATGACGCTGCCCGCCGGAAACGTGCCCGTGTCCATGGCCGGCGACGTCGTCACGTTGCTGCCTACCGCGCCTACGGTCGCGCTGCCCTGCGGCCCCACGAACACGTTGACTCGCGCCGGGTTCGTGCCCGCATAGCCCAGCTGGTCGCACATCGTGCGGATGTTGGCGTTCAGGTTGAGGCCCGGCCCGAACTCGATGGTGAACTCGTCGACCGTGATCGTCTGCGCCGAGCTCGCGCTGCCCGTCGCCGTCTCGATGATCCAGCTGCCAGCCTGCGTGCTGGTGTCCGTCAGGTAGCACACGGCAAGCTGGCCCGGGTTGAGCAGCACCAGTTGCGTGCCGCTGTTGTTCTTGACCGCCGTCTGCAACGAGGCGCTGCTGTTCCACACCGTGTAGACCGGCCCGCCCGTGCGCAGCAGCCGCGCGTCCTGCAGCAGCACGCTGGTGCCCGGCGACTCAATGAACCGCGCCGCGCCTGGTACGCCGGACGGCAGCGGCATGACGCCGTCGGTCGCGCTGTTGAGGTGGTAGCCACCCCACATCTCATCGAGCGCAGTCCGTGCCATCAGTAGACGATCCAGGTGGCCGTGGTCGTGCCTCGAGCAAGCGCCACGGTCTTGGTCGTGCCGGCGCTGATTGTGCTGCCGACGTTGCTGCCTGATTCGTCCACGAGCTGCAGGCTACCCGTCGCGCCCGTCTCGCAGTGGATGACGAAGATCTGCCCACCGCCCGGAATGCGTGCGACCGGCGGCAGGTAGACGTTGATGGCCGCGCTCGGGTCGTAGCTGTGCAACATGCCGCCGTTGAGCGCGAGCACCTGCGTCGTGCTGACCGTGCCGTGATCGGTCGCGCCGCCGGCAAACCACCGCTCAGGCTGCTCGACCTCGGACAGCACCTCGATGCAGTCCAGAGTCGGGATGTCCCAGATCTCGTAGCCGCTGGCCTGCAGCTGCATGAACTGGTCGACCTCGCTGGTGAAGCGCACCGGCACGTCAAACTTGCAGCCCGCGCGCACGACCACGCCCGCGGTCGGCGCGCTGTTCATCACGACCTCGCCGGCCGCCGACACGGTGAACGCCGTCGTCGACACGCTGTCGAGGCTGACCACGACCGTGCCCGACACCGGCAGGGTAAGGTTTCGCTGGTAGGGTGCGTCGCCGTCGGCGTCGTAGACCTTGATCAGCGGGAACGTGTCCTCCGACCCGTCGCCCGTGCCGATGATCACGTCCGTGTTCGTTGGATCGGTGACGCCGTCGTCGTTGGTCGTGAAGTCGGCCCAGTCCTTGAGCCGGAAACTGTGCAGGCTTCCGCGCCGGCCGAGGCCGAAAGCCTTGATGGCCTGCGCCTGCGTAGGCGTCTGCAGTGCCTTTCTAAGGCGGAAACGGTGCCGCCCCTGGCTCTGCCTAGCCACGCGGAACTCGTGGCCGCTGGCGGTCTCCTGCACGATCGTGGAGAAGCCCGCACCGCTGATGCCCTGATACTCGAAGTCGTCAGGCAGGGATACGTCGTGAAATGCCATGTGTTAGCCTCCAGGCGTGCCTCCGGTCATGCCGGGCTGCACGTTGCCGACGTTGGCCAGGTTCTGCGTCTGCGTCGGTGCGAAGCTGGTGGCCACCGCGCCGCCGATCTGACGGAACACGCCCTGCGCCGCGATCTGCGCGAACTGGCGCACGAGCTCGGCCATGGCCTGGCGCGCGGTCATCGTGCCCTCGGCCACGCGGAAGAAGGCGTCGCCGATCGTCTGGCCGAACTGCTCGCCCTGTGCGATGAGCTCGTCCATGGCCATCTTCGCCGCCTCGACCTGCTCGCGGCCGTATTGCTGCATCAGCGCCATGGACTGCATGCCCGCCTGCATGCCGAAGCCCATGCCGAAGGGCACGCCCAGGCCCGTCATCTGCTCGGGCTGTCCGCCAGTGTAGGTGCCTTGGAAGTTGCCAAGCGTCGGCAGCAGCCGCGGGTCAGCGAACTGCTGGAACCCAGGCGGTAGCGTCGGCCCAAGCGGTGCCGGCGTTGGCGCAGCCGCGCGGTCACGCATTAGCGGCAACAGTGACGGGTCGGCGTATTGGCTAAACCCAGGGGGCAGCGTTGGTCCCATCGGTCCTGCCGCACGGCCTGGCAGTTGTGATGGGGCAGTCGTGGCCAGTTCTCGTGCCTCGCGTGACAGCTCGGCGTAGATCTGACCAACGATAAACTGGGCCACCTCGCGCGGGACACGTTGTGGACCGTAGATCTGGGACGGCTCGGCTTCCGGTAGTTGACGAGCCAAGCCGCGACGAGGGATAGCCTGCAGCACTTGCTGCGGCGCGCCTGCGAGCCTCTGCCGGATGTCTTGCGTCGTAATGCCCAACTCTCGCGCGAGCTGATCGAACGTCTGCAGCTCGCCCAGGTCGTAGCGTTGCAACGCTTGAAACACAGCTGACTGCCGACCGCGCACGCCTGGATCTTGTGAGAGGCCCAGCACCTGCTGCACATACTGGCTGGCCTCGGCCTTGCGCATGGCGTCGCCCAGACGCTCCATCTCGTCTGCGGCCTCTCCAGTATCCTCGCCGAATACTGCCATGGCAGAAGCCGCTAGCGCCAAGACGCTGGCGATGGTCATCAGCGGGTGCGCCCGAATGACCTGACCCAGCGTGCCGAAGATTGTGGTCGCGGTGCCCGTCGCGGCCGAGACGCTCTTCATGTCCTCGGCAAAGCGCCCAAGGTCCAGCAGGGCCTGCGACGCCGCGAACGCAGCCATGGCGCTGTTGCCTGACCGGAAGCCGCTGCTAATGCCCTCGAGGCCGTGCGTGATAGCCAGTCCGCCGCCCGTCGCCGCGAATGCCGCGCTCATGTCACGCCCCGCGACATGCGCGGAGTCGCCCATCTGCTTGACTTCCTTCTCGGCCCGGTCAGCCTTCTGCGCCGTCTGATCCAGCGCCCGGTTCGCCTGCTCGAGGCCCGTCGTGACGCCGCGCGCGTCGACCGCGATCTCTAGAGTTGGCATCCCTGCGCTCCTGCCGTTGCTCGGCGTGATGTGACAACCAGACGGCGTCCATGGCGCGAAGTAGGCGACACACGCGCAGACGCTCGTCGCCAGTGTATCCCGCGTCGGCCGCATAGTGTGAGAGGTCCGACCACGGCAGCCCGCCGGCCGCCATCCCCACTGGGCGTCCCATGCTTACAAGCTGCCAGCCATCCCAGATAGGCTGCAAGTCGGGCCAGAGAGACGGCCGCTGCTTCCAGGCTTCCGGCAGGGGCTTGTTCTTGCGCTTGCGCCATTCTGCGATCCTGCGAAGGTATTTTTCGTCCTTGCCGTGCCGCAGGTGCCACCGCAGGACGTCTGTCAGTTTCCCGCGGAGTCGGCGTCGTTGCGCACCAGCGCCGCGGCGCGCTGGCTGGCTTGGATCAGGACGAAGTCGAGCAGGTTGCGGAACGTGCGATCGGCCAGCAGCTCGGCGGCCTTGGCCTGGCTGAAGCCCACCGCCTGGCCCTTGAACGTGATGTTCTGCCAGTTGCGCACGACCGTCGCGGCCAGGGCCTTGGCGGCGGTGCGCAGGGTCAGCCGCTCGAGCTCGTCGGCCGGCGTGTCCTTGTCCCGCAGCTTGGCCATGTAGGGCTCGCGCTCGCGCTCGAGCTGCCGCTCGTAGGCCGTGCCCATCGGGACCAGCAGGATGGCCGGGACGTCCTCGGCCGGCTGCTCGACCTGGTCGCCCACGAGCTGCCCGTCACGGACGGACAGCCGCCACCAGACACCGCCGTCGAGCTTGTCGGCGTCGAGCTGAATGCTAGCCAGATCCACTAGGCCCACCTCTGCATCCGGGTCGTGCAGTCCTCGGTGTCGTTGAGGGTGGCCTGATACGTCACGCTGACCATCGTGTCCGTGTTGCTGCCCGTCACGTCTGCGCCTGCGTCGCTGAACTTGACCGTCGGCAGGCTGAACGTGTAGCCCCGATCGTTGGCGTCGATCAGCGCAAACCAGATCGCCCCGGTCGTGTTGTCGGCGTAGGACTGCATCTCGGTGAAGTCCTCGAAGTAGGCGTCGAAGCTGCCGGTCACGTTGAACTCGCCCTGCCGCATGGACTGCGCGCCCAGCTTGCCCAGCTCGGTGCGCGCCACCACGTTGTTGTTGATGTTCAGCGTGATCTGCTTGGCCGGGAAGCTAGAGCCGGCGCTGCGGATCTCCGGCACGCTCAGGCTGTCCAGCACCGGGTGGTCCGTGGCGTCCGTGTAGGTCGCGCTGGCGATGAACTGGTCCGTGCCCAGGTCGCTGTCTTGGAACGTGCTGTTGGCCGCCTCGAACGTGAACGTGCCCGTGACGATGGCCTCGTCGGCGACGGTCAGGTCCAGCGTGTTGACCACGCAGCCGGTGAAGATCTGCGCCTTGCCCAGGTCCAGCCGCGCCACCTCGATGGTGAACGAGTCCTCGACCGTGCCATTCACGCGGCGCGCGGCGCGCGTCATGGTCACGCTGGTGGCATCGGCCGTGAAGTTGGCGTCGGCCTCGACCGTCACCGCCGAACCCGTCACCGCCGTCACCTTGTAGTATCCCGCGTTCGACCCAGCGTCGCTGTCCACGTAGACGATGTCGCCCACGCTGACGTTGCTGGTGCCCGCCGAGGTCGTGATCTCCTTGTTGCCTCCTGCCAGCGTCGCCGACTCGTCGGTGTAGACCGCCGTCTCAGCGCTGCACATCGTGCCACCGAGCAGCAGCTCGAGGGCCTCCGTGGTCGGGCTGAACATCAGCTCGAACGGCAGCTGGCCGGCGGCGCTCTTGCTCAGGCGCACGAGCTCCTCGACGTTGCGGTCGTCGTTGATGATGTTGGACTGCTGGTAGCCCACGCGGTCGCGCATGGACTGGCCAGTCACTTGGAGCACCTGCATCGCCGGGCTAGACGGCGTGGTGCCGAACGTGGTCTCCTTCACAAGGGAGACGCGCAGGCGGTTCGAGTCGCTCATGGTTGCATATCAGCTCGGAATGGAATCTGCACGGTGCGGATGCACCAGGCGTCTTCCTGGTCTGCCGTGCCGATGACGCCCGGCGGCGGCGTGAATACGATGTCGGGCGACGTGAGACGCACGCCCCGAAAGGCTGTTACGACGGCGTCGGCGAGGTCGATGCTGGCACCGTCGCCCTTGGCGATCGGCGTGAACAGCCGCGCCGTGGCCGTGCCCATCATGCGATAGCGCACCGTGCCCATGCTGATCTGCTGCTGGTCGTCGATGCCGATCATGAAGCGACACCAGCTGGCCGAGATGCTCGAGGGCTCCGGGCCGTTGTCGTAGACCACGTCGATGGACTGGCCTGTGCCGATCTCCGTGGCGAAGCGCCCGCGGATGGCGTCGAAGATGTCGGCCTGGTCGGTCATCGAATGCGCCTGTATTTCTGGAGCAGCTCGCGCACGGTCGGGCCGACGATGCCGTTACGCGCGCTCTTAGACCAGCCGCCCTCGAGGCGGTTCATGTAGGGCAGGAGGTTGGACAGGTAGGCGATGCACGGCTCGTCAATCTGCCGCACGCGCTGCATGCCCTTGGACACGGTGTCGTTGCCGCCCGCGTCGGTGCCCTGCACCTCGTTGGTCGGCCGGCGGTTGATGGTGATCTGCCAGTTTTTGACCGCGTGCCCGCCGACGTATCCCTTGGGCAGAAGGCCCTTGAGTCCTTTCTGTAGGCGCTCAATGTTGCGCTTCCATCGCGCGCGGTTGCCTCGTGGCGTCTTGTCGACGACCTTGATGAGAGCGTCCTGCATGATCGTCTGCTGCACCTCAACGGCGCGGCCGACGACCTCGTCCTTCATGAACTCGTCGATCTCGAGCTTCCAAGACTTGGCGTCCTTGGCCATCAGGTGCCCACCTCGCCGCAGTCCATCTGGTAGGCGACGACCGTGCCCTCGACCGTGAACGGCTCGCAGGCGTAGCAGCTGAACGTGCGGCCGCCGGCCGTGATGCGCGAGGCCACCGTCGGCGTGACCGTCAGACCTGACGCGGACACGTAGAAGGTGGCTGTCACCCGGGTGTCGGCACCCGTCTCGGCGTAGCGTTTTTGATCTGTTACGGGTCCGCCCAAGGTGACAGTCACCGAAGTCGCGCTCTCCGTGACGCTGCCGTCCGTGTTGTAGGTAGCGCCGGGAATGGTCAGGGTGCCGGACTGGCCGACCTTCTCGATGGCCGCCAGGGTCTTGGATTGGATGCGCGCCGCGAGGCTCATCGCGTCACCCGGTGCAGCATCGCCGCACCTCCGTCGGTGAGCAGCGCGCGCAGCTGCTGGTGCACGATGGGGAACTTCTTGGCAGTCGTCGCGCTGCCCACGAAGTCCTCCGAGATGCTGATCGCACCGACAGTGACCGAGCTGTTCGTCACGTTGCCCTCGCCGGCCGCCACGTCAGGCCGCAGGTCGACGCCGTTGACATGGCGCAGGGCGATCTCGGCCGTGGCGTTGATCAGCTTGGGCGGCATCTCGTCGTTGTCGTAGTAGAGCCCCGTGTCGGCGTCGACGACGCCACTGCGCGGCCAGTCCAGCGCCTGCGTGTCGCTGTCGATCACGCCGCGCCAGCGGTTGCCGTAGGTCTCGGTGATGTAGCTCGTCGCCACACGCAGCGCCTGCTGCTTGGTGTTCGTCGTCGCGGTGCGCCAGGCCGACGGGTTCTCGCGGTTGGTGAAGTAGCTGTCGGCCGCTTCCACCGAGGCGTAGCTGTTGCTGTTGCTCTTGCCAGTGCCGTCCTCGACCACGAACGACTCGTCGGACGAGTCGAGCGCCGCGTCCATGCGCTCGCCCATCGTGATCGTCGACGACGGCGCGAGGTGGATCTGGTCCGTGTGCTTGGGCAGGTCGTCGATGTTGACGACGAAGAACTGCTCGTCGGCGGCCTCGCGGCTGGTGATCGCCGCGCGCACCTTGGTGACCTCGGCCGCGATGGACACGTCCGTGCCGATCTGCGGCAGCACCCAGACCACGGGCGTCGAGGCGGTGCCGTAGCTTGCGCGCAGGTCCGTGACGAACTGCTCAAGCGCGTTGGTGAACAGGTCACCGCCGCCGGCCACGGCCATGTCGTTGGTGCCCAGCGCCACGAAGATGCCTTTGACCTCGGCTAGCGTCGGCGGGCTGCTGTTGATGGCACCCATGGCTGCCGTCACGTCAGCTTGGAACTGGTCCCAGTTCTCGCCGCTAACCGACTTAGCCCATCGACCCGCGCCGTAGACCGGGTCGCCAACCCAAGCCGTGCCCTCCGCGATCAACGTGGCGCTGACCGAGCTGCGCTTGACCATGACCACGCCGTCGGTGCTATGGCGTGCCTCCAGCTTGGCAAGGAGGCTGAACTCGGGACCAGCGCCAGTGTAGGGCGCGGGCGGAAGGCGCGTGCCGCCGCCGTGGCTGTTGGTGTGCGCGATGTAGTTCTCGACCGCCTGGTCCTCGTAGTCCCAGATCTGCTGCAAGGCACCACGGTCGCCGGTCGTGTAGACTGGGTCCGCCAGCGCCGTCGTGTAGGCCGAGGTCAGCGCGCTCGCGAGCGTCAGGCTGTCACCAAGTAGCAGATAGACAGGTTGCGTGGCCATGGGATCCGTGCGCGCAGGGTGGGGCCGCCGAGCTCGTCGAGCCCGGCAGCCTAACGATCACCGGCCTAGCCGATGATCTTGACGACGCCCTCGGGGC